CCTATAAGGCTCAAACTGTTAAAGATAATTACAACGGAGTTTATACCCAGTTCGAGACATTTGCAAGATCTATAAGAAAAGATCATATGTTTATTGCTGATCCTTTAAGACCATTTGTCATTGAAGGTGCAAATACGAAGATTCTTTCTAATAAGTCCAACACATTTGTTCAACATGTCTATACTCCAATTAAAAACTTATACGATGTAGTAAGTACAAGTTATGCAGCAGTTTATGCTAATTGGGCTAAACTAATAGACCTTACAGACGGTCAACCAAAATGGGTTCCGTTTTCCGGATTACTTGCTGGTATGATGGCAGCCGATGATGCGAACTTCGCGCCGTGGTATGCTCCAGCAGGGTTTACAAGAGGTAAGATTCCTTCTCCGTTACTTGACATAGCAGTAAGCCCAAGTCAAAGAAACAGAGATTCTGTTTACAAGATCGGTGTTAATCCGATTACTAAATTCCCTAACGACGGGATTACAGTATTCGGTCAGAAGACACAATTGTCAACACCTTCTGCATTCGATAGAATCAATGTACGTAGACTATTCTTATATCTAGAAAAGATTACAAGAAGTACAATGAAGTATTTCGTATTTGAACCAAATACAGTCTTTACCAGAACAAGAGTTGTTAACGTATTGCGACCACAATTCGAAATCGTAAAGAATAATCAAGGTATGTATGATTATCTCATTGTTTGCGACGAGAGAAACAACACTCCTGAAGTTATAGATCAAAATCAGTTAATTGTAGATATCTACATTAAACCGACAAGAGCGGCTGAGTTTATTCTTGTTAATTTTTATGCAACAAGAACCGATCAAGACTTTAATGAGTTAATATAAATAATTAAAGAAAGGATTTAAAAACTTATGTCATTAAATATAACAGATTATTTCGAAGTAATGCAGCAGAGGGATTTCCTCCGCACAAATCAATATCGAGTTGCCGCCTTAACTTATAAAGGTATCAACTTAACGGAGCAAGATTTGGTCTATCTCAGAACTGGTGATATTCCAAGTAGAACCATTCAACAAGTAGATGTACCTTATATGGGTTTAAACTTTAAGGTACCAGGTACAGCGCAATATCAGGGTACGATGCAGTTAAGTTTTTACTGTGATCAGCCACAAATTATTCGCGGTATTTTTGAGCAAATGAGTTTTACTACATTTGATGATGATATCTCTGGTGGTCAGTACACAGTAGCTGGTAGTGATATATTAACGTTCCGTACGTTTAATCAAACATCTCCAGAAAGTACTACTACTGCATACTCCTTAATCGGTATTTTTCCTACTGAAGTTGGAACTATTCAGATGGATACAACATCAAATGGTACAGTAGCTAATTTTCAAGCTACTATTGCTTACCAATATTGGAGAAAAACTGCCGGTGGTGCAACCAGCGCTTTCGGATAAAAATAATTAACTTCTCGCAACTCCTGAGGGTAACCTCAGGAGTTTTTTTGTCTTAACGGGTATTTTGTTATAAATATTATTATATGGCAGATTTATTAGCCCAGCTTAATCCTAATGAAGGAGTAACTAATTCTAACGTTACCCCATTAATTGCTTCTATTCCTAACGGTACGAGTTTTGGAGATAGTATCTTAATGAACTCTATCGTATCCCCACACCCTAAATTTTTAGATACAATTTCAACCTACGCTGCTTCAATACCACTTAAAAACTTTTGGATAGCTGCTTTTAAAATACCAATGCTTATTGACGAAGCTAATCTTCGTAATTATAGTGAGTTTTTTGATCAAAATAATAAAGCAAAAGACGTATTAGGTTCGGAAAGGTTTATAAGTCCTAATAATTTAGGTGTTGTTTTTTGCAGGTCAGTTAATTTTGTTGGTGAAAAAAATGAAGCTGATGCCCTCCAAGTACAAACAAGAGGTTTTAGAACATCGCCTATAGCAGGCTATAGATCTGGTAATTTTTTAAATTCCTTAACTCTTAATTTTTACGAATCTACAATAAGTTTTATTGATCATATTATAAGACCGTGGACAGTGCTAATGTCTTATTACTCTACGATTACAAGAAATCCTAAAGAAGTAATACCAATGAACATAAACGGAGCTGCAACAGAAATAAATGCTCTTCAAGCTACTCAAGATTTAAGACAAGATATATATTGTTTTATTTTTTCAAGAGCTGGCTCTGCTCCTAACCAAGAAACAAGAAATGCTGTTGCTCATAATAATGGTGCAATTACCACTTATAATTTACCGCCAAAGTTAAGAAAAACTTTAATCTTTAAAAATTGTTTCCCATCAACATTCGGTAATCTAAGTTATTCTCATAATACAAGAAATAATGAAATTGAAGCTGTAGATACAACATTTTCTTATAGTAATTATGAAGTGCATTTAGGTTCCACGTTTTTTGATGTTAATCCTACCCCTATAGAACCAATTCCTAATAATACTCCAGTTAGGCAACCTCAGCCTCAAGCTCCACAGGCCCCTCAGCCTGGGATATCAATTGGAGAAGATAGAACACCTAACCCTCCTACGACTAGACCGGGTGTTAATATAAGCCCAACTCAACAAATAGATAAAGTTCAGCAAGATTTCGTTAGAGGTCTTCAAATAGGGTAGAAATTAAAACTTTCCTTTATAAATAGTATGTGTCTTACTATTCTTTAAGTCTACCAACAAGACAAGAAACTATTTTATCTAAAACTTTTAATGTCGAAGATATATTAGATATAAACTATTTAATAAACAACTTAGACATTCCCGGGTTAGATCTTTTTACAGAAAAGAAATTTAAAGAATATACCGACATAGAATATAAATTAACTTCGTTTGATAAGTTTAGCTACTTATATTCTCAAAGAATATTTTCAATTTCAGAAAAGATGACGCTAAAATATAGCGAAGAACGAACTTTTACTCTTTCTTTACCAAAGCTTTATAACGATTTAATAATAAATGACTTCATTTTTAATAAAAAAATTAAATATAAAGATAAAGAATTTGAGATAAAATACCCGTTTTCTTTTAATGAAAAAGAAAAACTCTATGCATATACAGATGATAGTTTGAAAATACCAATTTCTGATTTACCAGCTAATTGCTACAAAGATATTATTAAATTTTATAATAAAAATAATTCTCTTATTAATCAAGAATATTTTAAACAAGTGTTTAATTTTGATTTTATTCTATCCAATGATGTGTTTTTAGAAACTCTTCAATTTATATTCCAAGAAAATGCTAATTCTATTTTCCAAAACTTTTTTACATTAATACATGACTATAACTACGATATCCAAAGTTTAAAAAAGTTTTCCATGAGAGAATTGTATTTACATATATTAGTTGTAAATAACTACAATAAAAATAAACAAAAAGAGAGAAAGAAGTATGAGCCAGGTCCTTAACTTAATTAAAAATAAACTTTTATTAGATTCCTTTTATATACCAACCCTTGATAAAGAAGTTAAGGGTTCAACATTTACTATTAATCAATATAATAATTTATTAGAAATATCAGCCGAAGACAATGAAACAAAAAAACTTAATTATGTTTTATATACGGATGATATTATTAAAAGTAATCTTGAATCTATTGAGGGTATAAGTTATTATGACAAGGTTTTTATTCTTCTTCAAATGAAACTTAGTCAGTCTTTAGAGCTTTTCGGTGTTAACAATGAGAAGTATAAAGAAACTCTTCGGAACAGGTGTAAAGAACAGGGTGAAACCACTTTTAAGACAAATTATACGTATAATGGTATTAGCATAGAATTAGGTCATAATAACCTAAAAAGAAGTATTGAGCTAAACCAGCAAATCTTAGTATCTGAAGATATAGAAGTTTCTAATTTACTGACCAGTGAAATTATAAGATCCATAACAAAAATTGAATTTGATGGTTCAGAAGTCGACTTAAACGATATTAAACCAGACGAACTTATAAGCTCATTACCCGCATCTTTTATGGAGACGTTTAATAAATTTAATGCTACAGTAGCAGATAATATTATTGGTCTTAATAAATTCGTTTATAGAAACGAAGAAATCTCCCTCTATCCCTCTCTTGATATCATGCTGTTATAATAAATAATAGTATGGAAAAAGAAATTCCAGTTTCTGTTACTAAGGCCCGAGAAATTAAACTCGCTAATGACGAACTTAATAAAATAAGAACCGTCATTAATGATTTTAATAATAATGTGGCGCAAACATTTGAAACAATCACTAGAGTTACAGAAAGTACAGTTAAAACTTTAGAAGAATTAAATAAAAAACAATCTAAAGCTGCTGAAGAATTAGACAGCAAAATAAAAAGTGCTTCTATGTCTAGTGAGGAAATAGATGCAGCATTAAAAGAATCAAAAAGACAAAAATATGAATTAGAGTACTTATCTCAAGAACTAGGAAAGAGTGTTGTTAAGCAGTCAAAATCTTTACAACAAAGAGAAATGGGTACAACCTTTACCAGAGAAACGAAAGGTGGGGGTAAAAGTATAGAAGAAATAGTTGATGTCTTAAAAGAACAGGTAAAAAACAATAGGGAATTTTTAGAAAACTTACAAGAAAAAACCGGTGAAACTATTTCTGGAGAGGATATAAAAGATTCTAACCAGGAATTATTTAAGAGTATCGGTTTAACATTAGAAAAATTTCAAGAAGATAAAAACGCAACTTATATTCAAAGAGAAGAAGCAAGAAGAGCAAAAGCTCAAGAAGACTTAAGCGCTGGTAGAACATCTTACCAGCAGCACTACTATAATGAGGGTGGTGGAAAGCTAGGAAGGGCTTTTGGCTATCTTAGAGATATCGCCAATAGAAAAAGAGTTAGAGATTTAGGTACGTCAGGATCAAACTATTTGTATGAGGATACTGCAAGTAAAAGAATAGAACAACAGAAAGAAATTAAAGTAGCTCAAGAAAATAAAAAAGCTGCTTCTGATTCATCTTTAAAAAGAATAGATGAGGCTCAAAGAAGAAGAGAAGCGGATAAAAGATCTGACTTAAAGGATGATTATGAAGCTAGTAAGCCTGAAACAGTTAAAGTTTCCGATCTCACCCCAGCTGCAATTTCAGACGTTGAAACTGGTTTCACTAACGCTATAGAAAAAACTTTATTACCTTTTCTTAAAGAAGATTTTCTAGATGGGTTAGCTAAAAAAGTTTCCGGCTTAGGATTAGCAGCAGGTGCTATGGCAATGGGTACGGGAGCTGATCAACCGCCTCAGGAAGAAGAAAGTAGTTGGTTTGATTGGTTTAACGGGAAAGATAAAAATAAAAATAAAAATAAAAAAGGTAAGGGTTGGTGGAAAAAAGCTAAAAATGCTGGTAAATGGGCATTAACTAAAGGTAAAAGTTTAGGTAGAGGTGCATGGAACTTAGGTAAAGGTGCCGCAAATTTAGCTCGCTCTGGAGCTTCTCAGATAGCCGCAGGGGCTTCCTGGCTTGGAGGTGGTATGTCTCAGGCTTTAGGAGCTTCTTCTTTAAGTTCAATTGGTACTGCAGGTTCAGCTGCTATAGCAGGAGCAGCTACATTAGCTGTCGGTACAGCCGCAGCAGGGGCAGCTATCGGTTATGGATTAGAAAAATACGGAGGTGTTGGTACAAAAACATTAGATGCTTTAGGGTATGGAGCCGATGAAGATGCGATGCAAGAAAATCAA